TGACCGCGTTAAAGCTATTGATATGTTTTATAAACGTAACGGGGATTACAGCGATGGGACCGTGAACAATTTCGCAATCGGTCATGTGACCCAGTTGCAAGTGAACGCGAACCGAAGGAGGGCCGGGATGGCCGTGGAGGATGATGATTAAATATACAGAGCTACCAAAAGGGAGGCTGCTAACAGGGATGCCTGGATGCGGTGATGACTACTTAAAGACAGTGGAACCTATCTCCGATGACCTTAGTGAGAGCGAGTTTGTGGAGGAGATATTGAAACGCGCCGAGGAGATTGATGATGGTTGAGGTCCGCAAAGGAATAAAGGTAATTTGCGAGAGAGGACACACTAATTGCATAGACCACCCAATTATGGTGGTCCAGGATATTAATGACCCAGAAGTTCAAAGTAGGCTTGTGAATGAACAGGATCTGGAGGCCAGAGCCAAGATAAAGAAATCGCGCGACTCCTTGGCAGCTCACGCGATGGCTGCCCTGGTTGGTAATTCCGCAGCGATGACCGCGTTTGGAGCGGTGACTGCGAACCTGGACATCAGCGTTGAGGAGGTGGTGGCTAAGTCAGCCTATGAGTTTGCCGATGCGATGATAGCGGAGGGGGAGAGGTGAAACTATCCACTGAAACTGAATGCAAGATTAATGAACCGCACGTTCATCATAAATGCAAGCAAGAGGTGGCCAAGTGGCACCTGGTAACGAACTTTAACCCCATGCAGGTTCCCGGATACTGTTACATCCTGGGACTGGTCCTGGGGTTCTTTTTAGGGAAGGGCTGTGGGAGTGAATAAATGAAAAAGGCGGAGGGGGATAGGTGAGAAACAAGTCAGGAGTAAAGGGCAAGGTTGACCATTACATAGGTGACTCGCCTCCACGAAGGTTATTCAGAACCTTGTGCGGAATAAAATACCAGAACAGACGCAGGGAAATACTACTGACTAATGTCCCAGGTAATGTGAAATGTAAGAACTGCCTGGGTAAGATGGGAGCCAATGCCAGTCCTAACTAAAAAGAAAACACCTGAACAGCAGACCCAGGAGGTGAGCGATGACTGACGGCGTGGTCCTGACTGAAGGAACAGAGCAGCGCCTGGATATGACTGACGATGAATGGGAGCAACTGTCTTATGGTTGCCCTCATTGCGGCGGTGAGTCCCAAGAGTTTACCAAGAGGGTTTGGCCAGAAGGCGAAATGCTTCCAGGCGCGACAGATTACAGTGTCCATTGCGATGGCTGTTGTGCGGAAGGTCCCATTGCTCCATCAAAGAACCTTGCAATCCAGAGATACAATGGCAACTTTGACCAAACAAAAGACGCCTGAACAGCAGACCCAGGAGGACATCGCCAGCTTTTATGATGACCCCTTGGGTTTCGTCTTATATGTCTTTGATTGGAACGCTGGTGAATTGGTTGGGCATACCGGACCAGATGAATGGCAGCGCGACCTCTTGGAAACCATAGGGGAATGGGTTCGGGACGGTGACGGGGTTGCGCTCCAGGAAGCAACGGCCTCTGGTCATGGAATCGGGAAGGGAGCGGTGTCCGCCTGGATAATCCTCTGGGCAATGGCCACCAGAAAGGATTTAAATGGAGTGGTTACAGCGAATACTAAACCGCAGTTGGAAACGAAGACCTGGAGGGAACTTGCCCTCTGGCACAACCGATGTTTCATTAAGCCCTGGTTCGAATGGACCGCTACCAAGTTCTACCATGTATCGGCACCAGAAACCTGGTATGTATCGGCAATCCCTTGGACAGAGCGGAATTCCGAAGCCTTCGCAGGTCAGCATGGTGAGGACGTTCTTATCATTTACGATGAGGCTTCTTCGATCCCGGACATCATTTGGGAAGTATCCGAAGGAGCGATGACACAGGCCGGTTCAATGTGGTTTGTGTTTGGTAATCCAACCAGGAACACTGGGCGCTTCCGGGAATGTTTCGGGAAGTTCAAGCATCGTTGGGGCAGGCAGCAGATTGATTCCCGCGATTGCAAGATGACAGACAAGCGGAAACTGCTACAATGGGTGGAGGACTACACTGAAGACTCTGACTTTGTTAAGGTCAGGGTGCGTGGGGTTTTTCCCTCTGCCAGTTCGATGCAGTTCATTGCCAGTCATCTGGCTGAAGAAGCCAGGGAGCGGGAAGCGGTTTGTTACCTTCAAGAACCTTTAATAATGGGGGTGGACGTTGCCAGATTTGGGGATGACCAGAGTGTTGTTTGTTTTAGACGGGGAAGAGATGCGCGAACTATTGAATGGACTAAATACAGAAACCTGGACACCATGCAGCTTGCAGCCAGAGTTGCAGAGCTGGTTCGAACCTACCAGTCAGATGCGGTATTTGTTGACGGTGGAGGAGTTGGTGGTGGTGTAGTCGATAGGCTTCGGGACCTCCAGGTTACCGTCATCGAAGTGAACGGCGGGAGTAAGTCCGGGGACGCTGCCTACTTAAATAAACGGGCGGAAATGTGGGGCAAGATGCGGGAGTGGTTGCCGCATGGTGCCATCCCGAAAGACAACGAACTGATGGACGATATGGTGGGACTGGAGTACAAGTTCACGCCGGAAAACAAGATTCAATTGGAGAAGAAGGAGGATATGAAGAAGCGGGGCCTTTCATCACCAGACTGCGGGGACGCCCTGGCAATGACGTTTGCCTATCCAGTTGCACCGAAGGGAATGGATAAGTACCGAAGCGAGAAGCGGAACGCCAGGAGAGAATACAGCCCATATAAAAGAGGGAGAAGATAATGCCAGGAGCTGCGATAATAAAAACCTTTAAAAAGCGGGAAAGTGGTGAGCCTCTTAGTCAGACGGATTATCTTATTTTGGATTCGTTTGGGTTGAAGTCCACAAAGCCAGCTCAAAGCCCGGCAGACCCAGCAATAAACAGACAGGCGTCATCAGCACCAGCCGCCAAGCAAGCGGCAAGGCCAGCATCAGGTAGAGCCTCACAACGCGATTACCGGAGTAAAAGCGGACCTTCCGGAGGAGGCAGGGCCAGCGTCTTGGCCTCTGAACTAGAGCCGGGGCGCAAAACCTTATTAGGGGGATAGTAAAATGCCAGGAGCAGGCGGGTTAGGGTATTACACAGAACAGGCGTTTTTAAAACAATTCCCTGGGGAAACCATCACCGGCAGGACAGTGGATGGGAAACCTGTTGCTTCGTTCACTAAACCTGGCAAGCTAGGAACCTTCTTCGGGCAGCACATGGTTAGTCAGATGGTTGAGGGTGGGTTGTTTACTCAAGGTGTTCCGCCTTCGGGGAAGACTCCGGCCACTGTCCAGTCAATCACGGTCACACCAAAAGGAGGGGGGACAGTTGATATTCCCAGGGACGCAACCAGGGAACAGGTGGATGCGCTGATTAAGACGGTGGAGAAGAAGAGGCCGAAACTGAAGACGACACCAGATAAACCGAGGAAGGTGCCAGAGAAACCGAGGGGACAACCTGGGGCTGGTGGGAAGGCGGCCCTGTTGAGCGATGTTCCGGAAGACCTCACCCTGGGGAAGCCAACTTTACTAGGGGGGTAGCATTGACACCAATCCGCGTGAGCCATGTTACCATTGCGGGGAAGGAGGACCTTTATTCCCTGGTGGAAATAGCCAAGGAAGGAACCACGGAGAGCAACTACCGCGGCTTGGTATTCAGCCAAGATAAAGCAGCGGAATATGTCTGGACATATTTGTATGATAAAGAGCTGGACATTATCGTTGCAATTTTAGACAATGCGATTGTAGGGTTTGTTATGGTTGCCGTGAGCTACGAATACCATGAGCGGCCATTTTGTTATTTGTCAAAGTTCTGGGTGGCAAAAGCGGGAAGGCGCAGCGATGCAGCCAGGAAACTTTTAGCGAGAGCAATCACCTGGGGAACGGAGGCCGGGTGTTCTCACGTTTTCGTAACAGCCACCGCAGAGCTTGACAAAAAAGAGCAGCAGCTTTTTGAAAACTTAATGAGGAAGTCTGGTTTCTTGGATGGGGGACCGGTTATGAGTCTTAAAATAGAACCCTAACCATTTAAGGAACCAGCGCATGAGTAAGTTTAAAGCTATATTCGGAGGGGGCAGAAGGCGTCCTCCACCACCCCCACCACCACCACCACCACCTCCACCACCACCACCTCCTCCACCACCTGCGCCGAAGCGAAAGGCCAAGACACCGATAAGGCAGAAGAAGGGCGGAGTCAGAGGAGCCACGGAAGCCAAGGGACCGGGAACAGTAGGGGGAACATTACTGACTGGTGCCGGAGGGGGAACTGCGGGTATCGGGGACTCCCGATTATCACTAGGAAAATCACTCTTGGGAGCATAATGGAACGGTTAGAGAACTGGCAGAGCAGATTAGAGACTTACCTCGGAGAGCGGCTGGATACGCCGCTTGTCTGGGGGCAGTCTGACTGTTGCCTGTTTGTGGCCGATGCGGTCCGGGAGATTAGCGGGGCGGACATTGCTGAATGGTTCCGGGGGAAGTACAAAACCAGGAAGGGAGCGTTTGATGCGATGAAGGAGTTCTGCCAAGGGTCCGTCCAGGAAACATTCCAGCGCTTGGCTGGGGTTTATTCTTTCAAGGAGGTGGACAAGACGCAGACCGGAGACATCGTGCTGCTGAAGGCAGAGGCTTGTGACCCGGTTGCCGGACGGTTGGCAAATGGTATGACAGTTGGCATGGCAGTGAAGTTCGGAATTATCAGCCAGGGCCTGCATGGCCTGGTCCTGCATGACAACCCGGAGATTGTAACGATATGGAGGCCATAAACTGGGAAGTGGTGACGGGATGTGAGCGGTTGACGCCAGGGTGCGACAACTGTCCAACATACTGGAACCATAAGAAGTTGGGCCTGGACTATCACCCTCAGACTCATTCGGAAGCTCTCCGTGACCCCTTGGCTAACAAAGTCTCCTCCTTGTACCTGGTGGCCGCGGGGAGTGACCTATTCCATGAAGCAGTCCGCACAGAGTTTATCCTGGAGGTTTTTAGGGTAATGCACCTGGCATACTGGCACCATTTTGAAGTGGGGTCCAAAAGGATTGAGCGGATGGCCACCCTGTCTGACCGGAGCCTGATTTGGCGGGAGAATATGCTGGCATTCACCGGGGTTGAGTCCGCGGAATATAAATGGCGGATTGATGTGCTTCGCAAGATAGAAGCCCGGAGGATGGTTTCATTTGGTCCAATGGTTGGGCGGGTAGGGGAGGTCAACTTGGAAGGAATTGAGGTAGCAGGTGCGGTTGTAGAGGACTACGGCCCAAAACCACGGCCCATCCCCGATGAATGGGTAGAGCATTTAAGAATACAGGCGGAAGTGCAAAATGTCCGCTGGTCCACAACAAGATGGCAAGCCAAGGAGATTGACCATGTTACTGCTTGACGAATATCAGGTTGAACGAATGTTTCAGAAGACCCACCAGTTTGGGACCGCAGCCGTTGGCTTTGGGCTATCGACTGCCGCGGCAGTAGCCGCGAATATGTTTGTGGGGAATCTGCTTGTGACTGCCTTGTCCGGAGGATTCGGAGGCGGAGGCGGAGGCCAGCAACAGCAGCAGGCGCCACAGCAGCAATACCGGCAACAACCGCAGCCGGAGAAGGTCCAACAGCAAGCAAGGGAGGCACAATCGGCACTGGCGAAGGATAGGAAGAGGGTGGCTTTAGCAGGGGGAACAGCCAAACCAGATACTCTGCTGACCGGTGGAGGAGGGGGTGGGGGATTGCCGGGTATACCAGGAATTGCTGACGAAGACCTCAACCTTGGAATAAAGGCTCTAGTATAATCGCAGGACGCGGAATTAAGAGCATGGAGGCTCAAACATGGCTGTTGATACATTACGGGAACTGAAACGGACAGAGCAATACACCAAGAGGCTTGGCAGGATGAAGCTGGAACGCTCTTCATTCGAAAGCCATTGGAAGGACCTCACCGATAACCTGCTGCCCAGGTCTGGGCGATACTTCCTGGAAGACAGAAACAGTGGACTCCGGAGGAACCTGGCCATCTATGATTCCACGGCAACTAGGGCGCTGAACGTCTTGGCCGCGGGGATGATGTCCGGCATGAGTTCGCCGTCCCGGAAATGGTTTGACCTGGAGCTTTCCAACCCGAAGCTCAATGATGACCCGGACGTTAAGATTTGGCTGGAAGAATCGGTGGAGATTATCCAGGAGGTCTTCGCCCGGTCCAATGTTTACCGGGTCCTGCATGGACTTTATGAGGAGCTGGCAACCTTCGGGACCGCCTGCGCCATGCTGTTCGAAGATAAAAATGACATCATACGACTTTACCCGCAGACTGCCGGGGAATATTATATTGCCCAAAATAACCGATACGTTGTTGACACCGTTTACCGCGAATTCCAGATGCAGATTGGTCCGATGGGCCAGGAGTTTGGCCGGGGCAAATTAAGCAGGGCCAGCCAGGACCTATGGGATAAAGGTCACCTGGATGAATGGGTAACGGTGATTCATGCAGTCCAGCCCAGGAAGAACCTGGACCCGCAAAAAAGAGACTCAAAGAATATGCCTTGGGAGTCAGTGTTCATTGAAACCCAGGCGGAGGAAGGGGGTTTTCTCCGGGAATCCGGGTTTGCCCAGTTCCCCGCCTTGGTTCCCAGGTGGATTGTCCGAGGTGGCGATGTTTATGGGTCTGATTGTCCTGGCATGACTTCCTTGGGGGACATCAAACAGCTCCAGGATAACCAGCTCAAGAAGGCGAAGGGCATTGACTATATGACTGACCCACCGCTCCAGGTCCCGACAGCGTTACGCGGAAGCGAAGACGTTCTACCTGGCGGCATTAGCTATTATGACCCCAACGCTCCAACGGGTGGCATACGGACCGCCTACGAAGTACAACTGAACCTGCAACACCTCCTGGAAGACATCAACGATGTCCGGAACCGTATCAACGGAGCCTTCTTTGTTGACCTGTTCCAGATGATGGCCTTGTCTGACCGGCGCCAGATTACAGCTAGGGAAGTTGATGAACGGAGCGCAGAGAAACTCTTGGTCTTGGGACCGACTTTGGAGAGGAACCAGAACGAACTCCTGGGGCCGTTGATTGACCAGACGTTTTTCATCTTACAGAAAAATGAATTGTTGCCACCTCCTCCGGAAGCCATCATCAACCAGGACCTCCAGATTAAATACGTTTCAATGTTGGCCCAGGCTCAAAGGGCTGTTGGCTTGGAATCCCTGGACGCCCTGGTATCCAGGGTGGGGAACATGGCCCAGTTCAGGCCGGATGCCCTGGACAAGTTGGACAGTGACAGGATTGTGGACGAATATGCCGAAGTCCTGGGGACGCCAGTGGAAATGGTTGTCTCAACCGCGAAGGCGCGGCAGGTCAGGCAGGCGAAGGCAGAGCAGATGAAAGCACTACAGCAGCAGCAAGCAATACCCGAAATAGCAAATACAGCCAAAACCCTAAGTGAGACTGAAACAAGTGACGGAACCGCGCTTGATACCCTCATTGCACAAGAAGAGTGAATTTGATTTTGTATGCTAGATAGTAAGCACGAAAAAAGAATTGCAAAGCAGGCGGAGGGCAAGTCCAAAAAGGACCAGCGCCTGGATGACCTGCGACAGATACTGGCTACGCCGTTTGGCCGCCGATATATGGATGGGCTATTAGAATTTCATTGTTGTTTCCAGAGTATTGCCGGGACCAATAATGTGGAGATATATAAACGATTGGGCATGAGGGAGGCGGGTCTTCGAATACTGGGCGAAGTGGCCGAAGCAAGACCCGATTTAATTAGACTTAAACTTGGAGAATAACGATGGCAGAAGCAACGGAAACAACCGCAACGGACGAACCCACAGCGGCAGAGGACACCGTATCCGAAGACCAGGCGAAAGACCAGGCAGGAGCGGAGCAGGAAGCTACACAACCGGCTGATTTTACAATCCCGGAAGGCTATGACCTAGACGCCAATGGGCGTGAAGAACTGGGCGGCTTCTTTAAAACTCTGGATAACATGACTCCGCAGGAGCGGAACCAGGCTTTTATTGACGAGCATTTCAGACTTCGAGGGGCAGTTGATACCAACTTCCAAGAAAATTGGGACACCCAGGTGAAGGATTGGGCCGCGGAAGTCTCAGTGGACCCGGAGATTGGCGGAGCGGATATGGGCGAAAAGCTGACCGCAGCCAGAAGGGCGATGAACTCCTTCTCCCAGCCTGCTGTTGACAAGGACGGGAAAGCCATTCTTCATAAGGGTGGAGTCTCCAAAGGTCAACAGATGACGGAGATTGAATTGGTAATGAATCAGTCCGGGTGGGGTAACCACCCTGCCATGATTCGCATGATGCACCGTATCAGTGAGGCGATGAGCCAGGACAAGTTTGTCCAGGGCGATATGAAACCTTTTGAGAAAAAGAAGACGCCTGCTGAAACGATGTACCCAAATATGAAACAGTAAAATCTGGAGCAAACAGGTTCTACCAAGGCCACGGATGGCCCTGGTTGACAGGACGTTAGTTGGTAGAACGAACTGGTAGAGCTTGCAAGGTCCAGGGAATTTTTAAATCCTTATGTAGAGGACTTTAGATATGGCAACTTTATCAGTTATAAACCCAACCCTGGCGGATGTGGCGAAAGCCACTGACCCCGATGGGAAGATAGCAACCATTGTTGAGATTCTCAATGAAACAAATGAGATTCTTGACGATATGGTCTGGGTGGAAGGCAACCTTCCCACCGGCCACAGAACAACCATTAGAGCCGGACTCCCAGCTCCCACATGGCGCAAGCTGTATGGTGGGGTCCAGCCAAACAAAGCAACCAACGTCCAAGTGACCGACACAACCGGTATGCTGGAAGCCTATGCCGAAATTGACAAGGCCCTGGCAGACTTGAACGGCAACTCCGCAGCCTTCCGGATGACGGAAGACCGCGCTCACATCGAAGGCATGAGTCAGGAATTCTCTGCCACGTTGTTCTATGGGAACGAAGGAACGGCACCGGAAGAGTTTACCGGGCTTGCTCCGCGTTTCAATGACAATTCCGGGCCAGCCAATGCTGACAATATTATCCTTGGCGGAGGTTCTGGTTCAGATAACAACTCAATCTGGCTTATTTCCTGGGGTTCGGATACCGTTCATGGTATCTATCCGAAGGGTTCCAAAGCAGGGCTTCAATTCTCTGACAAGGGACAGGTCACCATTGAGGATGCTTCTGATGGTTCCAACTCTGGACGCATGGAAGCCTACAGGTCCCATTACCGCTGGGATGTGGGTCTTTCTGTTCGGGATTGGCGTTATGTTGTTCGCATCTGTAACATTGATGATTCTGCTTTGACGGGGGATAAGTCTGGTTCCTCTGCTGATGTCACCGACCTGATGGCACAAGCCATTGAGTTGTTGCCAAACGCTTCAAAGGGACGCCCTGCGTTTTATATGAATCGTTCTGTTCGTTCTGTTCTAAGGCGTCAAATCGCCAACACCACCAATGTCAATTTGATGATGGACGAGGTTGGTGGGAAACACGTTATGTCTTTTGACGGTATTCCAGTCCGAAGATGCGACAGCCTGACCAGCACAGAGGCAACTATCAGTTAGTGAATATGGTCTTCACTGTAGTGAAGACGCGGTTCACTGTATTGATTTAACTGAACTTTCAACCTCCATTTTAGGAGAAACATTATGTCTATGGTTGACGCAAGACTGGAACTTTCCAGCGCACAAGCATTAACCGCATCCGCGGATTCAACAAACGTGGTTGACCTTACCCAGACTGCTCGGCAGGTTGGTGCAGGTAAACCTCTCTTCGTCCACTTCAATGTAACGGTAGCCGCTGACTTCACTTCAGGTGATGAGACTTATCAGTTTAATATCGCTACGGGTTCGGCGGCCAGCCTCGGTACGGTCTTGGTAGAGCGCATTATGCTCTCCACTGACTTGACTGCAGGGGCAAACTTCTCAATGGCATTTCCTGCTGAGAAGGTGCTTCGCTATATCGGTGTCGAGTATGTCCTGGCTGGGACCTCTCCGACAGTTACGGTTGATGCATATATCTCGGACCAAGAGGCTTATTCTTGGGTATCGTACGCAGACGCTATCTAACTACCATAGCGTTTGCGCCTCCCTGGGGGCGGGGCCTCATCCCCCCCGCCTCCAACCTTTTACCTTTAGGAGAACTTTATTATGTCAGTACCCAATCAAGCATACGGCAAAGCGGCCAGCGTAGATGTAAACGCTGCTGTATCCGCTGACGTTAATGCGGCGGTTGCGGCGGCTACCGGGCTTCGGCTGATGGGGTATTCCGCTGCGGAGAACGCAGGTTCGCCTGCGATTGCAGAATTTGAAATAGTAAACGGGGCTACTGGGGATGCGGGGACCAAGTTGGTC